CAGAATGTAAATCTGTTAAGGTTTGATCTCCTGTTGCTCCACTACCACCATCTACAGCCGTTACAACGGTAGCACTCTCATAAATCATTTGATTTAAGGATTCTACAACTGAATATTTATTTATAGAACTTGCCATCTTGTTTCTCCTCTTTATGCCTTACCGAGCTGACATCTCTCATGGGCATATTGGTTTATGTTAAGTCTGGGAATAATACTGCTCGACTTCCTCCTGTTTTATCTCGCTTTCTCATTCCATTTTTCTTTACTGCTTCTTGAAATTTTCTGTCATGTATTTGGGATAAATTTAAACTAACTGTTGCTAAGTTACCATCACTAACTGTACCCGCTTTATCTCTATATAAAGCTGCTTTGACATAATCAATTATAGAATTATGAAAAACATTATCAACATCAGGTGTGTCTGTAATAGCACTAACAGCATTTGGTTCTCCATAGTAATGTATTAATATTCCATTTGTTACCGCTTCATCAATAGGTTTATACTGCCCTTCTAAAGAATGAGTTGTCCCACTTGTTTCCCCTCGTGTTGTAACAATAGCTAAATGATCTCCTCTGATAAAGTAAGCTAATTTTTCTTCAGGGTGTGTGTATGTACTTGCCATTAATCTACATCCATTGTTTGTATCTCACCATTTAGTAATCGTGGAATCTTTATATATTCGCCACTAGAGTCCATGAAATCTACTCTAAAAACTTTATTAACTTCAATACCTGAATTGCTATCACTTAAAGTATACCACTGTTGATCTGCAACAGAATTTGCTTTTGCATACTCTACCTTAGTAGAATAGTTTCCAATCTCAACAAGGGCCTCATTAATTAAATTAATAATGTATGTTTCAGGAGCATTAGGAAATATTTGTCTTACTCTTGATATAATCTTTTTTACTGTTAAACTATGTACTGCCATTACCCTGCCTCATCCCAAGTTAAAGTTGTGTCTTCCCAGTTTTTAACATTATAACTGGCCCAAAATCCTTTTATAATCCAACTAATTGACGTTGGTAAACTCACAAGACTAAATGATGGAGAAGTATTTAAAGTTACTAAAGTAGAAGACGGTGATGTATTTAAAGTAACCAACGTAGATGAAGGAGAAGTATTTAATGCAACTCCAGTAAAAGAAGGAGAAGTATTTAATGTGACTAATGTTTTTGCCATTAACTTGCTCTCATAGCTTGAATACCCTTATCGTAATCAGCCTGCAACTTATCTTGTTGCTGTTTATAAAATTGATAATTTTGATTATTAGTATTTAAATTTTGACTGTACTGCTGAACAGATGTGTTGACTTCAGCACTGTATTTATTTAATTCAGCTAAAAACTTTTGCACTAAATCATCATTGTTTTGTATCGCTGCTTGTAGAGTTTGAGCTTTATTTTGCAAGTCAAGAGCTTGATCTTGTGCCTTATTAAACTTGTCAACATCTGTAGTTTGAGAAGCTTCTTGTTGAGCATCCGCTGCATCCAACTGTGCTTGTCTTAAAGCAACCTGTAAATCATTATTATGTTTTGTTAATTCTGCCTGAACATTCGCTTGATATCTTACATTTTCTTTATTGAACTCATTTAACTCATTATCAATATCTGTTCTGTGTGCATTTAACAACTGAGTTTGTTTTTGAAGTTCAATAGCTGCTAGTTCTACATCTTCATTTGTTCCAAGCATTGTGTCAAAATTATTACCACTTCCAAAATTTACTGTCGTACTAGGCTTAGTATAGCTAGGAACATCTCCACTTATATCTGCCTTAGATACAGTAGATACCGTAATAGGACTTACCGCTGATGAAGATGCATCTGCATTACTTGCATTTGAATAGGATATAGTTGCTAAACTAGGAGTACTTGGAGCTGAGGTAGATATATTTAAATCTGCCTTTGCCAAGCTTGTAATTTTATTTCCTAATGTTTTTACAGCACCATACAAAGCAACTAAATACTCGTACTCATCTGGAAAATTAGATATAGACGAATCACCAAAAGCAACTGCCGGATTATTAACCTCTAGATACTTACAAACTCCTGATGCGGGCAAAGCATTTAATTTACCATTGTAAATATAATAAACAGGATCACTAACCGTTGCTGCGATCATCTCGTCACTATCAGATGCCTTACCTCTTAATGATGCTGGTATCTCACGACAAGGTTGTTCTACACTAGAACCATCTCTGCGAGTTACAGATAAAACCTTAGCAGAATCTAAAGTTTCAGCTTCACTACCAACCGCTGTACTTGTAAACGTATCCTCAGTAGCACAAAACATTTTTAATCTAAATGGCATAGCATTAATCACTTCCATTGTGCCATCTGTTAAAAACTGAGTTAATTCAGCCTGTGTAGGAGAACCAACTGTTCCAATATCTAAACCAGTTAAACCTTCTACTTGCACTTCAAATGTTGCCATTATTTAGCTCTCCTGACCTTCTTTGCTACTGCTTTACTATATTTAGCTCTTCCTTTTCCTTTTGCAGAAGCTGCTCTTTTCTTTCTATTCGTAGCAGCCTTTTGACTTTTTGTTAAAGTTTTTCTAACTGACTCTGGTAAATAACGACCTCTTTTCTTTTTAGGTTTTTTCTTATCACCCTTACTAACATAATCCCACTTTTGCTTAGACCATTTAGATAATTTATTCTTAGAAGACTTCTTACCAGAATATGTACCACCCATATCTTTATAATACTTTACTGCAAGTTGCATAGCTCTAGCTGAATGTTTACCACCCATCTTTGCTTTAGCTTTTGCTTTAGCCCTTGCCCACTTCGCAGGATCTCTTTTCTTTGCTGTTGCCATATTATTTTTTCTTTTTATTCGACCTTCTAATTGCTTCTTTGCCTTTTTTAAAGATCTGTTGCTGTGTTCTTTTACCAGCTACCTTAGATCTTTGCTCTCCTACTGTTAGTATCTGTATCTTACGAGCAAAAGGCTTTCTAATTCTTTTTACTTTTGCAACAGTTGCTCTTGCATCAGCAGGCGTTGCAAATTTAATCCTTACTGTATCCTTTGGATTTTCATCTGTGTACAGTCTACGACCACTTCCTTTTGGTTTTTTACCTGTACCGACTTTAGGATCTCTTTTCTTTCTAGGCACTACTTTTTTATCTTCTTCACTTTGCCATTTTTTGTTCTAGCAAATTTATGAGTTTTAGTTTCTCTAATCAATGTGCCGTAATGTTTTTTACCACCCCACATCCACACTAACAGTTTTTGCCATTACTTCTTTTTTTTTGTCATCTTTTTCTTTTTCTTCTTCATAGACTTTTTACCACCGTATCCAGCTTTACTATGCTTCATATTACTTCCCCTTCTTCTTTGCTTTTGAGTGAACCATTTGAACTTTAAAACTAGCCATTAGACTAGATCCTTTATGTGACTTATAACCACCTTTAGGATTTTTCATTAATTTATATCCAGCACCAGATTTCATCCAGTGATAACCATTAGGAGCTTTTACTTTTTTATTCATAACACCTTACCATTTTACTTTATCAGCCCACCACGCTGCTGACATTTTACCTCTAGCAATGTTCTTAGCATGACGAGCTTTAAATGATTTACGTTTTGCTTTCATTCTAGCAGACTCACCCTTCTTAGGTTTTCCTGCTGTTCCGGACAATGTACCAACTTTTTTACCCTGCTGTCCAAAACGTATCGTTTTAATCTTACCACCTTCTTTTGCAACAACAACATGAGACTTAGTAGGATGATTTGGAGTTCTCTTTGGTTTATTAAAAGCAGTAACTCCAGCCCTAGCCAACCTAGGATCTTTTTTCTTTTTCTTAGGTGGCATAACCTAAATTTTTTCTCATCTTTTGTATATTGTCACCCATAGACTGAGTTGACAATTCTACATCAGTTCTTTTTCCTAAGTCAGACATTGTCCACATATTCGTTGTAAACTTAGGTATAGAAGCTTGTTTTCCGCAAGCTCTACAATAAAACCAACCCTCTTTGTTGTTTGCATTACAGTGTATACATTTTTTCATAATTTTCCTTTTTAGGTTTTGAGGGCTGCCTTTTATTGACAACCCTCACAGTACCTAAAACTGCCATCCTTATTAATTCGGATTATGATTCTATAGACACATTTCCTTTACTTGAAAGGTATGTAACGTACCAACCATGAGTACCGTCAGCAGTCACCTGAACACAATCACCTTTTTTACCGTTTGAGTAAATAAGATCTTTGTTATCAGCTTGAGCCGCAAGTCCACAACCGCCAAGAATCTTATCACTGGAATTTGGACTTAAAGTAATCTCAACATCATCAGCACCCGCAATACAAGTGTAAACAGAGCCAACAGCAGTAGCTGGCAATGTAATCACACAATCAACGCTAAGGATGTGGTCAGAACCGACATCAGAAGCATCGAATGTAGTTGTTGATGCAATAATTGGCTGAGAATGATTAGGTTTTACATTTGACTTTTCTAGAAAAGCACCACTTGAACTGTTAAGAGTATCTGTTTTCATTTTACACTCCTTCTAAGTTAAATAATGCATGAGATTCAGGAAGAGTTACTTCAAGACCAGCTTCGGTCAAGATCATATCTTTTCTTAAATCCTCATCAGCACCTTGCACATTAGTCATCACTTGAGTGTCACGATTAATACCGTTACCAATTAATGGACGGTAAGCTAATTGTGTCATGTCAGCCATCAACATAAACCCAGATGAAATACCCCTAAACAGTGGCTCTTTAACAAGATTCAATGTTCCGTGTATTGTGTCTATCACCATGATATTATGACCGAAAGAACCCTGACGGGATTCCATGTTCATTCTCAATGGTGACTGATTTGTTGTTGTAGCTCCACCACTTAATGCAGCATTTGCATTATGGGCAAGAGATGCACTTAAGAAAGCATCACTACCTAGCTTGTTGAAGAATGTGATTACTGGTAAACTACATAGAACCAGTTTCTCTGACATTCCACCTCTAGCTGGATCAAAGATAACCTCAAGATCACTTAGTAATCTATCATAAGTTAACTCTGATTGAGCAACACTTCTGTAGTATGCATTTCCAGACGAATAACTAAAGGCAGTATTTCCTGTATTAGGGTTTACATTTTTAACAATGTGACCTACTAGACCTTCAGTGTACTGAACACCACCTACACGAGCTCTTTGACCGAAAAGCATTGCCCTTTCAATGTCAATTTTGTGCTCACGGAGCTTAGTAGCCCAGATACGATTCCACTCTTCAGCATACCCACGATAACGAGTTGCATAAGCAGTGTTAGTCATCTCTGCTGCTGTTTTAAAGATCTGAGTATACCCAAAATCATCTTCTAATTCAGAAGAAAATACATCAGGTGAACCAGATCCTTCTTCAAACGAAGAACCAATTATCTGTGCAGGATCATTATTTTCTAGTACATTATATCCGGAAACACCACTATTTGAAACGTCAATGATTTTTCCTGTAAACGTAGAAGATGAACTTCCATGAGTTAATCCAGTTTCCACTCTAACTACAGCCTGAGCATACCCACTGTCATCATCACTATCTGGAGTAGCATTACCAACAGTGTTGACCACGAATACCATTCCCTTTATCAAGAATTCCACAGGTGCTCCACCAGAAGTATCAACAGTGAACGAATAAGACGATCCTGCGGATACAGCAGAGCCACTATTTACATCAGCAGCCAAAAGAAAAGATCTATCTGTATAGCTAATGCGATTGCGATTTTCCAAATAACGGAACACTGGGTCATCAGTAGGTGACTTAGCGACCTGATTTAAATAGACGAAGAATGGTGATTCTTCAGGGACTAATTCAGCAACCCTGTCACCAAAATTAAATATCCGTCTTCTATCCGGTCTTTGACCTACACTAGCATCGGAAGTAGTAGCACTTATATCACTGGACTTTAATGCTCCAGTATTAAACGATATTGCCATTTTTATTTCCTTTGTGTTTTTTTGTTATTATTAATTACGGCAACCTTCCAGCACCACTCGTATTAATTATAGAGTCAAACATTTTATTAGCATCACTCTTAACTGATCCTTGTGGTTGCCCTTGAAGAACTCCTGCTGTGCGAGGAGCTTGCTTTGCAGCATTTACCGCTTCCATTGTATCATTGTTTGCAACAGACTGCCCTCTTTGCATCTGCCAAAGTTTGACTAGGTTGTTTAAACCTACTCGCTCTTTTGGTTGTGTAGTGAATTGTAAGAAATCATTTATCTGATTATCTGACATTTTATAGGTTCCTCTTAATTCATTTACTGTATTTTGCATTTGCATTTGTTGTTGCATCTGTTGCTGTTGTTGGGATAATGCAGAATTCAATCGCTGTTGTACCAAATTTTCTATCTTTGTATTTACATATCGTCCTGACTCTGAATTTTCATCTGTAAATGCATCCCACGGATTGAAATCGTCCTTACCTACATTAGGCTCTGCCTGCTTTTGTTGTTGATTTCCGGCAATACCATCTTCAAGTGTCTTCACTAAGTCCGGTCTCTGCTCAAGTAGTTGTAGAATCTGAGCACCTTGTTGCAACTTTGCATTCTCGGCTTGAGCACGATCATACATTGATTGAAACTTTTTTGACTCAGCTTCATAATCTACAGAAGTAGACTGTTCTTGTGTTGGTTCTTGATCCACAGCAGCGGCTTCTGGGCCTGTCTGCTGACTGATGATATCCTCTTCAAATGCACTATTAGCAGCGGGCTGTTCGATAGGGACATTCACTTCCTGTTGTTCTGTTGTAGACATAAAACTCTCCTTTAGATGTCTCTTGTTAGGCCTTCGGAGCGGAACCAGCTTTTCTCTCAAGATCCTTGAGATTGTTTGCTAATTTCTCCACCTCGAGCTTCACCTCGTTTTCTAGTTTACTACGTTGCACTCTCCTATCTGCTTTTGACTCAGAGGAAACTTCAGAAAGTCTAGATTTAAACTTCTCAACTTCCACTCTTTTTCTATCACTAACAGATTCTCTCTGTGCTGTCTGCAAGTCACCTTGCAAATTCTTTATTTGAGCTTCTAATGCTTGTATCTGTTGACTCATTAATTGTTTTTCTTCAGTACGTCTCATAATACCTTCTTTATCAAATAGCTCTGGATTTTTCTTTAACACCTCATAACGATCAACAATTCCTAATTGAAATGCTTCTAAATACACTGCTAACTCAGCATACTTACTAGAAGGCATCGTTGATCCGGGCTCAATTCTTACATCGTGTTTATCTAACATATGTCTTTCTTTTTTCAAATCTAATACTGCTTGACTGACATCTGTATAAAAATTAGCCATAACCTCTGTAATATTATTATTCGGTTGAGCTAATCTAAAAATCTTTTTATAGGTGTAATGACCTTTTGATAAATTATAAAGGACTTTACCTAACTTGTTAATACTAAACTCAATATCTCTTAATTTAGATTTTGGTCTTTCACTTCCAAGGGCAATCATACGCTCTGTTGCTCTCACTGTATCTGGAGCTTTATCAGCAAAGCCATGCATCATTTCTGGCAATCCAAATATAAAATCTATATAGAACTCTGACTGTTGTATTAATCGATAAAACTCACCAGCTAATGGTTGAGGAGCAGGATAGTGTGGCTCTCCTTGTGAAGAATCGACTTCAATGACTGCATTTGGATTTGCCCAGTCTTTTTCTAACTGAGATAAATCCTCAACACTACCTAAAGGAACCAACAGTTTTAATCCAGCAGAAGCTTGAGCGTGTGACAAAGCCAATGACCATAGCTTATTTAGGAGTCTTTGCATTGGTCTAGCTCTAGAAACATCGCTCTTTGGATAAGGTGTTCCTGTCCAAATATTCGGTAAAGGTACAATAGGATACTCATCAGTGTTTAGTATCTGTTCATATAGCACAACTTCTCCCATAGATGCACAAACCTTTACCCTTGTTTGTAATACTTCTATCGCTGTATAAGCTTGTATCTCAAATGCTTCTACGTTTTCCTTGTAGAAAACAGCGTATTCTTCTTGAGACAATATATCTTCTTCTTGAGTCTTACGATTAATCACCCTGTAAAAAGGAACCTTTACTTTATAAAATCTTTCTAGTACCTGATATTTTTTAGATTCAAAGTAAT